AACAACTTTTTTATTTTTGATTCGCATTGTGGTAATAAATCCAAAAAAAAGTTTAATCTCCAGGATAAAAACATTCTGCTGAATCTTCCATAGCCAGGACCTATTTCTAAACTGTTGTATAGATGTGATAGAGAACCTGTTTTTGTAAATTGGAAAATTTTTGATTCTATTAATTTGTTTAGTAAAGGTTCGTAAACACTTTCTTTTCTAGAGTGTCTCCATTCGTTGTCTTTTAAAAACCAATCTTTAGGTTTGTCCAATTGCTGAATTTGATCGTTGTTGTATGCGTCAACTTGTATAGCCAAACTTTGTAATTTGCTGAGATATTGATTAATAAACTGATCAAAATCCTGTTTTTTTAATTTTTTAAGTGTATCAATTGTAAGTTTTATTTCTTCAATACTGAGCATATGGTATTTAAAACTGAAACAATTTATTAAATGTGTTTGTGGTTTCTGTGCTTTGCACGTCCCAATTCAACACACCAATAAGGTTATCAATTTTTTGATCTAGTATTGTGGCTTCCATTGCTTCTGCATCAAAAGGCAATTCTTTGAACCAATCAGGTATACGCATTTCATCAACTGGATAAGCAATAGATGTATAACCTAATGGATTATTTTTTAGTTTACACACAATAACTTTTGCTCCGTCTGTAATTGGCATTGAATATTTGTCGCTGTACATTTCTCTGCATCTGTTCCAATTGATACTTGCTCTTACGTGCCCTGGCATGTTTGCTCGGCCTTGTTTTGTTTCTTTTGCAAGATATTCAGTTATATTATTTGCTCTTTTTGGAGAGCCTTTCTCCCAACCTGGCCTTGATTTAAACTCTTCTCTAAATTCTGATATTCTATCTAGCACCTCTTTTTCGCTTTTGTTTACTAGCACCATCATCAACAGTTCACTTAAAAAGTCTTGCACAAACACAGGAGTATCTGATCTTTTGAGATCAAGACCCATTGCTTTCATTTTACCTGGCGATCCTGCTGTATCTGTTCTTTCTCCTTCTTTATCAAAATATAACACTGCATACCTTTTCTTAGTTATAAAAAGACCTTTACTTGCAACAAGTTCTCTACCTGCTTTGATTACATCACCTCTTGTTTTTGGACAATGGAAAGCCTTGGTCATAAACTGTGTAAAAGATGCATTGACTTCATCTGCTATCTTATCATATAGATTGATTATGTTTTCTTTTTGCCATGGTATTTTTCCTGATTCAATTTCATTTTGTAATGGTTTGTATGCCGAAAAGTAAACAGAATCTGTATCTCCATATATCACAGAATCACCTTTGTGGTCATAAGTGCCTGTGATTACTTCGTTTACTTTTGCTCCCATGTGTTTTGTAATACATCTTCCAGTCAATGTCACAGATTGTCCAATTCTGATATCAAAAAATCTACAACCTGGATTTAAGATTGCACCATATAAACTGTTTAGATTGATCTTTTTTACAAGTTGTCTTTTGTCCCAGAACTCTTTTTCTATTTCGTTGTCACCACACTCGTGCATTTTACGTTGCATTTCTTTTCTTTCAGCATACCAACGTTTTAGTAGTCCAGGAATAATTGCTTCAAACTCGTATGTAAAAATTGTTCCGTTGGCACTTAACATCCATTGATTGTTGCTTTCAAATACAAGTTCATACAATTGACCAGCACTCATCTTGACACTTGTACCATCTTCCCAGTCAACAATTATTTCTGTGCCTTTTTCTTGTTTCATGACCGCTTGATACTCCCAACTGCCAAATTGATTATCCCAGGCCGCCGCAAATGATTTCTTTTGGTGCCTTGCTCTGTTTACTTCTGCTGATGTGATTACAGGACGGATCTGTCCCACAATACTTTCTGGTCCCATGTTCATAGCACGAATTACACTTGGATATAGACTGTTTATATCGCAACTGCCAATCCAGTCATGCAATCCTTTTCTAGGAGTTGCCACATATGCACCAGCGGCTGTGACTGATTCTCCTTCGGCTCTTCTTACTCTGCCTGGTACAATCATGCCTCTTCTGTGTGCTTCGTTTACAATGGCCTGTTCTGTCACTGCCACAGCACCCATTGTCGTCTGTAGCAACACTGTATTTTGGTGTGCAATTTCGTTTGCAAGTTCTATAAATTTAAGTTTTTTTTCAAGTTTAGCCAACAGTTCTGTATCTTGTCTATTGTATTCTATGAACAAACCAAAGTCATGATTATACAAGTTGTCCAAGGAGCCTTCGTATACAGTTTTCTTTTCACCAAGTTCGTGTTCACCAATAGCATCTAATCTGTACGAATGTCTTTCTTCGTATGTGTATTTTCTGTAGAGTTCTAACAGATCCAAATGTACTCTTCCAATTAAGTCATAACTCAATTGTTCTCTGCCATACTTTTCAAATGTTCTACGTTTTGGCTTTTCTCCCCAAAAACAAAGTCTTCTTGTGTCATCACTGCTTAACACTTTTTGTATTCGTCCCACTGTGTATGGTATATCATAACCTTCTGAATTCCAGCCACTTAAAATATCCGCGTCGTCGATCAGTGTAAGAAAAGCATCAAGCATATCTTTTTCTTTTTCGAACAGCATGACATTTTCAAAACGTTCCGTTGCCATTTTAGCACCGCTCATGTTCAAAGTCTTTGGTGGCACTGCAAATGTAACCAATTGATCGGTCCAACTCAAATAACAAGTTATCGCTGTGATTGGCATAAAAGGATCATCGGTTGTTGAATATCCTCTTTTAGGATCAAAGTCTACTTCAATGTCAAAAAACACAACATTCAGTTTTGGAGTTTCTTTGCCAAGATAATTTTCTTCCAAACAACGAAAAACAGGGTTTATGTCCTGTTCATATAGTTTTTTATTTGATCTTATTTTTTGTTCTTTGATAAACTGTTTGAATGTAGCACACTGAACTTTTTGCAGTTGTTCGCCAAATATACTTCTGTGCTTACCTCTGCTGTCTGGATAGTAAAACACATATCTAGCATCATAGTCAACAAATTTTCTTTGACCTTTAGCATCTCGTTCTACTACACGAACTTTGTCTTCATCTCTTTTGTAAAATGCATCTATGTAACTCATATTACCTTAAGTTTTTTTAAATTACGTATCCAAAAATTGTCTTTGTCTATTTCGTATTCAAAGTTCTGCGTAGTTGAATTTACCTGCAATTCAACGGCTCCGTTTTTAATATGAAAATTTCTAGCCATATCTGTCAGTGGCGACAGTGTGACTACTCTTGTAATTTGATCTTGTTTTCTTGCATGAGCAATCAACTGGTTAACAATAAGTCTTCCTGCTCCTCGTTCTTTACTCCATACTGTGTATGCAACTGCAATGTGGCCATCTGGATCAGTAAACCTATCAAGTTCTCTAGTTGTAGTAGGAACCATTTTTGTGTAGGCTACGCAAATTGTGGCCGCTCTTTTTCCTTGGTCATTTAGCAGTGCGTATATTGTTCTGCCTGGACTTGTTCTAAACTCCACAGTAAGTTCTGGTCTTACTGGGTCTTCTTTTGTGTCAATATGATCAATGGTTTTTAGTTTGTATGTCATAATAAAAATACTTTTATGTTACCTATTATGTTCATTATAGTAAACCAACTGGCCAATACAAGTGTCCAAATTATTCTTCTTCGCCAACAGGCAATGGCCAGTGTGCTTGATCCTACAAGATACACAGGAAACACATACTCCATTATAGGATAAGGTGAAGTAAAAGTCAATATCACAGATCCTGCAATAGTAAATGCCACACTTACAATTTCTAGATAAAATGCTGTCTTATCTGTGTTGTAACTGTTTACCCAAAATTCTTTGAGTAATTTTAGCACTAAATTTTACCTGCGGCTGTTAGAATTGATTCTACAATGTCCATGTCATCTGACACACCTTTGTAGTTGTCTTTGTGTGCAATGTTAATGGCCTTGTTAATCATGGCTGGTTTAAGTTCTAATTCCTCAGCAAGTGCTTTGACTGTGTCTCGAAGTCCACCTTTGAGATCATCAACTTCACCAAGAACCTGAGAACCTTGATTGATAATTTGTATTAGTTTTTGTTTTTCTGCTTCATTGAAATTTCGCATTGTTTCTCCTTTTTACTATTATACTTTATGCTAGAAATAAAAGCAATTATTTTTTAGGCTTTGTTGAAACTCTTATTGGCTTTTTACCAGGTCCGCCACCAGTATCTTTACCACCTCTACCTGCTTTTCTCTGTGCTGATCTTTTTCGAGACACTGCTGATTTCTTTTGTTTTTTGCTCATTGAGCGTGCCTTTGATGCTGGCACACATTTTGCATATCCTCTTTTCGATCCTGAAGTACCGCATTCAGGATGTCCACCGCCTTTTTTCTTCTTGGCAATGTTTACCCATTTCTGTTTAAACCATTTACGTAATCCACCTTTATACCTTTCAGACAGTATTATGTTTCCACAATTTACACAAACGTCTATGTCTTCTTTTATGTGAGTAAAAAGTTTGTCTACTGATTCTTTAATGGCATTTTTATCACCCATTTGTACAGGTGCTCTTGAAAATTTTTCAGTGTTTGCAAGTCCTCTAGATCCTGCTGACACAGGTGATGCAATCTGTTCACCTGAACTGACATGACCTCTTTGTTTAAGTTGTGATAGGTTTTGATAGTACTGTTTAAAATTCCATGGTATAGTCATATCAATATTTATTTCCAGATCACCATCTTAAATCTTTCTTTTTCAATGCCAA